AAATAATGCTGGCATGGGTGACGCAGGAATGGCCGGGATGGGCGCGGTATCGGACGCAGAGCGCGCTAACATGATGCGCGGATTGCAAGCCGTTGGGCAGTACGCGTACGGCGGCAAGGTCTGCTGATATGCCAATTAAATCAAAGGCGCAACTTGGCGCGATGTACGCCGCAGCCGAGGGGAAGAGCACCATAGGAATCCCCAAGAAGGTCGGCAAGGAGTACATCGCGGCAGGACCCGCAAAGAAGAACCTACCAGCGCGCGTGAAGTCGAGCGCACCAATGCGTACGAGCGGACGCGGGAGATAAGAGATGGCATACTCGGGCACCACAAACCAGACCAAGGTAAACGTCGCCCAGATGATTGAGTTCGCCTTCCGTGAGGCTGGGAAGGCGGCGGAGGAGCAGACACCGGAGTACATCGACGCGGGCAAGCTCGCGCTCTTCTACGTCCTACAGAACCTGTCAAACCGCGGCGTTAACCTGTGGATGCTAGAAACCTATCTTGCGGGCACGGTAACAAACCAGACGGTCATAAATTTGCCACAGGGCACGGTTGACGTGCGCGAGGCTAACTGGCGATACCTGGTAACCCCCGCGATCTCCGCGGCGTTACCCGCGAGCAACGCCACCGCGCCCAACCTGTTCGACAACAACCTGGTAACCTTTGGCACATCAACGTTACAAAACAACTGGTTTGGCGCTAATTATGGATCCGCTCAGCGCATATACCAGGCCGGGTTTAACTCGTACGGCGCGCAGACGCTGAACCTGGTGTACGAGACGAGCGAGGACGGCGTCACCTGGACGCTGCGCTACACTCTGCCAACGGTCACCTTGGCGGACGGGGAGTGGTACTACTTCCCAATAGACCCGAGCCCGGGCCACAACAACTTCCGCATCCGTAACACCGGCAACACAACATTCTCGTTGCGCGCGCTTGTGTTCGCGTACACCCAACAGGACATCCCCCTGGCACGGCTAAACCGTGACGACTACTGGAACCTGCCCAACAAGCAATTTGAGAGCGACCGCTCCTTGCAGTACTGGTTTGACCGTCAAATCAACCCGCAGATGTACCTGTGGCCGATCCCGAACAATGACTTCCAAATGTTCCAGCTCTTAATTGAGAAGCAGATCGAGGACGTCGGTGACCTGTCGAACGAGCTCTACATTCCGAACCGTTGGATCGCCGCGGTGCAAAAGCTCTTGTCGCACCAGATGTCGTTGCAGCTACCCGGCATTGACATCGCTCGTATTCAGTACCTCGACGGCCAGGCTAATTATTGGCTCTCACAGGCTGAGGCAGAGGAGCGCGACAAGTCGCCGATCATGCTAACGCCCAACGTCTCATACTACACGAGGTAATCATGCCAGCACCAGTGTTGACATACGACACGCTCATACAGGACATCATCCGGTACTCAGAGCGAGACGATCAATCGTTCGTGGAGCAGATCCCGCGCATGATCATGCTCGCCGAGCAGGAGATCGCCGCACAAGTAAAAGCACTCTGGGAGCTGGTGGTCGTGGAGACCACACTGCTCTCAGGCTCGCAGGGCGCGACCCTGGAGAAGCCAGCGCGTTGGAGGAAGACCGTCTCGATGAAGATCAGCGGCCAGCCCATTCTGTTGCGCGGCCAGGACTACGTAGCGCAAGCGCAGAACGAACTGCCAAGCGCGCAGCCAAAGTACTACGCAGACTATGACTACAACCACTGGGCGTTCGCCCCGGTGCCGGACGACGAGTACGAGGTTGAGATCGTCTACTACAACCGGGTGCAGCCACTCGCAGACGACAACCAAGAGAACCTGATCACACGAGAGGCGCCGCAGGCGCTCTTGTTTGGTTCACTACTACAAGCGCAGCCTTACCTGAAGAGCCCGGACAAGTTACAGATCTGGACGCAGCTCTACAACAACTCAATGGCCGCGCTCACAAAAGAAGACGCAACCCGTAAGGTTGACAGGAACACATCCGTTCAGGAGCCATAAGAATGACCACATTCACATCGCCCTTCACCGGGACCGTAGTTCAACCCACCGACGTAAGCTACACCGCGCTAGCGATTGAGTCCAACGTCACACTATCTTGGTCCCCGTACACCGTGCCAGGAGATGGCACCGTCGCAGCCGCGAGGATCATGGACTGCACGCCGGACACAGACGGCTGGGTTGTCACGCTGCCACCAGGCAACCAAGGATCAACCGGCACGGACATTCTCTTCCGTAACATGGGGGCGGATAGCTTCTTCGTTGAGGACATCGACGGCTTTCAGGCCATTGAGATCTTGGCGGGCGAGTCACGCTACGTGTACCTCTCGGACAACTCAACCGAGGCCGGAACCTACGAGAACGTAACCTTCGGCGCAGGCACATCCGCCGCGGACGCCGCCACCCTGGTTGGCAATGGATTGGTTGACATCCTCGGTCGCCTGGCTACCGGGTCGCAGGTGGTAGAGACCGCTATTAACACAACGCTCACCGAGAACAACCGATCCGCTACGTACGTGTGGAACGGCGGCGCGGGCACGATCACACTGCCAAGCACCGCCACGGCGAACACCGGCTGGTTCGTTAACGTTCGTAACAGCGGCACCGGCTCGGTTGTTATAACACCTCCCGCCACCAAGACGATCAACGGGCTTAGCAGTTTGAGCATGTTCCCGTCGGACTCCGCGGTTATCATTTTAGACTTTGCCACGGGCAACTTCTTCACGGTTGGCCTGCCACGCCAGGTTGACGTGTCGTTCACCGCGGCGACGTACGACGTGGACAGCATCGTGGGCAACACCTTGGATCTGACAACGTACGCCCCAACAATCCAAACATACATTGCGCTATCGGGCACACGAACCGTAGACCTTGACGTTGTCCTGCCAGCGATCACGCAGATGTACATCATCAGCAACCAAACAGGTCAATCGTCCTACGATGTAAACGTTGAGGTTACCGGAACCGCGCTGCCACCGATTCAGATCGCCAACGGATCATCTGCGATTATTTTGACGAGCGGCACGAACGCGTTCTTGCTCACACAGGCCTGGATCTACATATACTTTGCGGTTAACGGAACAACTGCGGCGCCATCTTTTTCGTTCTCAAATGACACCAACACCGGCATGTACCTGAAAGCCACGAGCAGGCCCGCAATATCCGCGGGTAGCACGGACATGATGATCATAGACAACACTAACGCACTGGCGCCAAAGACAACGTTCACGGGCGAGGTTAAGGCAGGCCTTATCAGCGGCGGTACGTTCTAATGGCGGACGAGAACCTCTCGGTTGTCTACACGCTGGGGCTAGCCCCCGGCATCAAACGAGACGGGACCGTGTTTGAGTCCCGCGAGTGCACCGACGGATTGTGGAACCGGTTCCAGCGTGGCACGCCCCGCAAGATCGGCGGATACTCGCGCATGTTCTTGGACAAGTTTGGCATCGCCCGTGGCATCATAGCAAACGCGTACAACGGACAAAACTTTATCTTCACCGGCACCGAGGAGACGATCGACGCGTTCACGACGAGCCTCTCATTCGCGGCGGGCACAGGCCCCAGCAAGGCCGTGATAAACGTTGGGTACGCGGAGACCACGGTGACGAGCAACACAAGCTCAACCTTTGTTGTGACGGGCGACCTTACAACAAAGTTCCCGGCCACCACAAAGGTTGTGTTCAGCCAAACACCTGGCGCCACTCAGTACACCGTGTCAGGCGCGGTGTTCGCCGCGGGCTCAACAACGGTCACCGTAACACCAACCAGCATACCAGCGTCACAAACAAGCGTGTGGATCGCGAACGTAGAGTTTGATCCGAACGCGGCTAACCTGTGGCAGTTCGACATGCAGTACGACTCACAGGGCGATAGCATGAAGGTGATCGCTCACCCGGGTCAGAACCTTAACAACATCGTCGAGGACAACCCGACGCAGGTTCTTGTTGGTGACATACTGCCAACGGGCGGGACGTGGAATTTCTATGGTCTTGCGGATACCGCGGGCAACAACCCAACATTCGCACCGGTGACCTGCGACGGCGGAATCGTCATGCTTTACCCGTTCCTCTTCATATACGGATCGGACGGATTTATCGCCAACAACCACGTAGACGCGATATACGCGGATCAAAGCTTGAACAACTGGAACGGGACACTTGCCAACCGTGTGAACATGGCCGCGGGTAAGATTGTTAAGGGCATGCCCGTTCGTGGCGGTACGAACTCACCATCCGGATTGTTCTGGGCCACGGACAGCTTGATACGTGTCTCGTTCACCGGAGACGTTAACCAGTACTGGAAGTACGACATCATTTCTAGCCAGATCTCGGTTATGTCATCCAACGCAATCGTTGAGATGGACGGGGTTTACTTTTGGATGGGCGTTGACCGTTTCTACATGTACAACGGCTCCGTTCAGGTGTTGCCAAACGATAAGAACCTAAACTGGGTGTACGACAACCTGAACTTCGCGCAGCGCCAAAAGGTGTGGGCGACCAAGGTTCCCCGTTTTAATGAGATCTGGTTCTTTTATCCGCGTGGCACCTCCACGGAGTGCAACGACGCCATTATCTACAATGT